TGGTATTTCGAAGGATCAACATGGTTAGACATATAATCAACTACGTGAGCTATCCAATCCTGAGCAGCGAAAAGATATGCCATAGAATTTGGATGAGCACTTGCACCATCTATATTCCAGATAGGAATACCGGCTGCTATATTTTCAGTCCAATCCATTAAGCCTTCATCTCTATAATGGGCTTTAGTTTCGGCATCTAATTTCCATGACCTTACAATAGAATCTGTTATATCTTCCCAAAGGTGAAACTCACCCTCATACGGAACTGGAATGTCTTTTAATGGATCATTCTTAGTTCCTATAAACTTATTCATATAGCGTGCAAGAGACTTCCGTAACCAAGTCCTAACTTCTGGAGTTCCGCGAAAAGCAGAGCTTTCCATTAGCATATCGACTGCATAAGGATCCCAATTTCCGCCTGCTTCTTTTACATCCTTCTTGAGTCGACTCTCGGCAATATCTGCCAACTGATCTTCCACTTCTAGAAGCTCACCCCTACGGATCATTTGCATCATTTCAGCACGAGTATCGTCCTTAATATCTGGGAACATCTTTTTAACTCGCTCCTTAAGAAGCTCCTTAATCATAGGATCTTCCGCCAGTTCTTCCAAGATATTCGTCGTGTTTCCTTCGCCCGCAGCTTCCTCCTTTTCCTTCTGCCTCGCCGCGACAATCTCCGGCAGATCCTCAATATCAGGTACTACCTTCGGCTTCAACGCTCGAGGCTTACGAGTAGATTTCGGCTTAGTTCGTTTCGCCTCTCGCTTGGCAATCGCCAGTGCTTTCGCCTCTACCATTCCATCTACCCAAGATTGGAAACTAACTCCCGACTTGATAATCGTTTCTCCATCTACCCCTTTCGTAGACTTCAGCTGTTTAAATAATGCCCGAAGAGAATCTAACGCTTTCTTGAAGTAAACACCAAGCGCGGTTCCTTCGTCGATCTTGTTAACGTGCGCGTATCTGGAGAATTGCTCCGCCATATACTCGTTGAACATAAGGTAGTACGCCTCCGCTGCTGCGTCAGACATTTCTGGAGTAACGCCTTCACGAGTATCCCTCCCCATCGCATGAACAAGTTCAATCGCCGGAATCTGATTAAGCGGAAGGGAAGACAGTCTCGAATCTCCCTTGAATTTCGCTTCATCCAGAAGTACCTTTTTCGCCCACGAGTACAGTTCTCTCCCTTGTTGCTTCGAAAGATCTGCTCCCACCTTCCATGTGCCTAGCCACTTCTCGACCAATTCCTCAGCCGTCATCGTACCGTTTAGCACGGACAGTTTCATCGCCTGATATTCACGGATCACAGCTGCCTCAGGTGCCGGCATAGACGCTAGCTCAGCCTCCTGATATACCTTACCACTATCCAATGCTCCGACTACATTTCGGAAGGGCTTCGGCATATTCTGAGCGAAGGCTCCCATTACCATAGCATGACCGAACTCGTGAGTTATAGCTCCGAATGTTTGCTGCTGAGTAAAAGGATTATAACCTGTGATAGGCTTATCCCCGAGCCATGTTTCAGGCTTCGAGTTCTCGCCCCGGCTAGGCTTCTTGATTTCTCTCGGAGATATGATATGAATACCTGACGCAGACATCTGGTGAGCGCCGGTAGTCAGCCCCTTCAATCCTGTCAGATTCAAAACTATCCGTGATCCCTCAGGCATGAATTTCTTGCTCCATTCGGAGAGAGTTTCGCCTAAAGCTTTCGTATATGCCGGGGAGAAATGTTCCTCATTACCTTGCAATACGACTACATCGTTAGCCCCTATTGCTGCTTGCTGAAGGTTTAATCCTACGTGAGCCGGATTCGTACTCCAAGCAATCGGGCGCTGTGTCGGAGGCAGAAGATTAGGATATACCTCACTAGCTCGCCGTTCAGCAACAGCTCGACTCATCCCCTTGTCCATATCCTGCTGGATCAGATCTTCAGTTTTATGCCGGATATCGTCAGCAGTTTTATAGTTATTATGATCGGTAAGTATCTTGTCGAAGTCAGCCGTATCTGCCTGAGCCACCGGATTGACAGGAGTATCAGTCGCCCCGCTCTTCATATTCTTTAGCTGTATATCAGCTAGTTTATCCTCCTCGGGAGTCAGCGGAGCCGTTTTCGAAGGTGCAACACTTATATCTGTTTGAACTAGAGCATTCTCATCCAGACCGGCTTGAGCTGCCTCCACTCGCTTCTGGAGATCCGTCATTAGATCGGCTTTCGTCTTATCCAGAGCCGCAGATTTATCCTGTTCTTTCCGATTGAGAAGCGTAGCTACCTTGAGTTGCGCAGCCGTCTGAGCACCCGCGAGACTGGCAGTACCTCCCGCAGCCAACGGAGCAATAAGCGCAGTATCAAGTACATCTGATCCCATCTCCTTTATGAATTCTTTAAACGGCTGATTAGGATTCGTATAGATAGTATCTGATATCTTCTGCCAAGCTGTCGTAGGAATCTCCGTCATTTCCTCACGGAGGATGAACTTCCCGACAGTCTTCATAAAGGTCTCTTTTCCCATATCCTTGAGGAGACCGGCGACTGGAGCTATCCCGAGCGTACCTTCAAGCGCAGCCTGCGTATCAGCATTTTTGCGCGCATTATCAATAGATACTTTCGTATTACCTTGGGCATCAGGAGTTCTATCTTTAGCATATATCTGTCCTTTCGTTTGGCCGACACTGAGAGTTACCGCCGGGAGGATGGAGTTAGGAAGAACGTTTGCCCCTGCCTTAGCTATCGTAGGCATACCCATGAGAGGAACTGCTGGTGATAAATTCTTCGCTGCGACAGCTCCAGCTATTCCCGGAAGATTCTGCGCGATAGACTGTGTTGCTCCCGAGACAATTTGCAAGGGGAACGATGGATTCGCAGGTTGTAATCCTTGTATCTCCTTCTGCCCCGCTTGCATTTCCATTTGCAGATTCGACAGCTTCTCACGCTTCTGCTCCGGCGTATCGGCATAGGGAGTTTTGATAATCCCTTGCGTAGGATCAGGATTCTCCATCTTGTACAGATCGACACCACGGAAACCTTGCTTGATATTAGGAATGACGGTGTTAACTGCACTCTTCATTCCCTCTTTGGATAAGAGAGTAGTTGGTGCTACCTTCTCAAAGCCATGAGGAGCTACTGCCACCTTCTCAAAGCCGTGATCTTCTTCCTCTTCATCAACTCTCTCAAATCCATGAGTATCCATTATTTTACCTTGTAAGTATCACCATCAGGGCCAACAAAATGTTTCTTCCCAGCGCTTTTCGCTATGTCATTAGCCCGCTGATATGCCGCAGTCGGAAATCCCTTATTACCTTTATCCGAAATGACTGCTCCCGGTGCAGCTAGCTGAGGATCTCCCGAGCCGAGAGCTTTCAGTTCATCCAGCGTAGCATTGAATTCAGGAGTTCCAGGATCTTGTTGAAGTAATACTTCTCGCAAAGCTTGCACCTTTACGGAAGCCGGAACTGCACCTCCCGCATTAGGCTTGGCATGATAATCTGTAACTAATTTCTCTATTCTGGCTCGATAATCAAGCGGGTGTTCATCAGCTCCTTGAGGATGCTGCAACATGAACGACTCCACGTGTCTGTTGAATAGAGCCACTCCCGCAGGCGTTCTCGCTCCTCCAACATTAGCATTGGTAATAGCTGCATCACCTTTCTTATCATACCAGTTACCTGTTTTCCGCTTAAGTACTCGTTCTTCTGCATTTGTTGCTAAAGTATCTTCAAGTACTCTTCCTTGATTATCTACTTCGAACTGACCAGATTTATTCTTCAGTTCTCCAAGCGTAAGCCCTTGCTGCTTCGCCTGTACATCCATAGGTCTATCACGGCGAGCAAAATCTTGTGTCTGATCCAGTCCGCGAGTCTGTGCCTGCTGCTGAGCAATTTGCGCCTGATTCAGCAATCGTTCCTGTTCGAATTTCTGCCTCTCGAGATCCATTCGAGTCTGATTAGCCTGATGAAAGCCGTGAGAAATTACCCCTGCTTGCAGACCTCTCCCGAGCATATTTCCGGCAGTTTCACCATCCCCTTGACCTTGCATTAGGGTCGTAGCAGTCATTAATGCTGCGTTCCGCATAGCCGGATCAGTCTGGAGTCTCGTCATGAAATCCTGCCAGCCGGACTTCCGCTGCTCCAATTCCTGCGGAGTCGTCGGAGGCCCTTCTTGCGGAGCCTGAATAGGATTCATTCCAGCATATCCCTGTAATTGATCCTGCTGCGGAGGTGGTGCTCCTACAGGATTGATTAATCCAGCGTATGGCATATTACCTCCCTAGTAACTGAGCAAGTGTAGGAGCCGGCATTCCTCCGGCTTGCGGTATTCCGATAGGATTCATCTGCACCTGTTCGAGATTCGCCATAGGAGCTATTCCTGGATACTGCATAGGAGGCTTTTTCGTAGCTCCCATTAAGGCATTAAGTTGCATCGCATCCATACCTCCTCCAGCCATACCCGCTGCTGCTCCAGCTGACCCTGCTCCTCCAGCCATCATTGGTACAGCTCCTGCTTGCATTCCACCAGCTGCCTGAAATCCCTGCGGGACAGCACCGACAGAAGGATTCATCGAACCTGCGAAGGCTCCCGGCGCGAGGGTACTAGCTGCACCCGGATTAGGCATCTGCGGTGGAGGCGCTTTCATAGCCGCCATTTGTGCGAGATTCGAAATTCCGCCTTGATCAGCTTGTAGTAATTTTGTCAAGAAACTCATATCCATACCTGGCATTTCGTTCTCCTAGAATAAACCTGCAAGTACACCTAAACCGCCGCCAACAGCAGCTCCTATTGGACCGCCTACCATGAAGCCGGCTGCTGCTCCACCTAAGGCTCCGCCGAGCATATCGCCTGCTCCACCGCCTGTAGTACCATTCGTAGCTTTCGTACCGGGAGCTGACATGCCATTTATAAGATTCGCATAATTCTGTATCGCCATAACTGGCTTGTTCAGATCCCAGGATCTACCAGCAGCTGCATAATCATTCTGTTGCTGGCCGAACTGTTCATTCTGAGCGCCTATTGCAGACAGATATTGGGCAGGCATTGCCCCAGCTTGCATTGCTGCCGGAGCTAAACCGAGCGTTCGGGCGAACGTATCTTGCCCTTTATTATAGGCATCTGATGCCATTGTCGAGGCAACGTCTCCAATTTCCGTAGCGTATCTGCCTGCCGCAACTCCTTCTGCGAGGCCTTGCCGCGTACCTCCATACTGCCCGTTATTAATTGAACCTGATCTAATATTCGCAAGCACACCATTAGGATCAGTATAGTTACGAGTAATACCCCGAGTCGCAGCATCTATTGCCCCTTGTAAGTGCGGATTATTATTAACATCCATTGCCCCGTTCAGGCCGTAATTGACTGCTCCTGACATAGCAGCCGCTTGCTGTGCGCCACCTCCAGTCGCGTATTGACTGAGCATATTTTGCGCTTGAGTCGTCGCTGCGGAAGGCCCGACAGGAACGGAAGAAGGATTACTCATATTCTTCAGCATTTCCTGCTGCTGATCGAAAGCCGATGATCCAGCCTCGAATAGCTTATTCCTAGCAGCTGTTTCTTCAGGGCTAAATATCTGCTGAGTAGTCGTTGTACCGCCTTTAGATTCGCCGCCGCTCATTCTATACCTCCATCAGGATCAATCGTTAATACTTCGTATCTTGTCTTAAGTCCACGTCTGCGGAGAAGTCTCGCCATAGCTGGCCGGCAGTAGACCTCAGCTTCTTGAATATTATTACCTCGCATCCACTGAGACATATGCGGCCAAAATTCCCAGCCGTACGTCATTTTCCCTGCGGCAGCATAGACTACTACAATCCTTCGAGCAGTCTGTTGGCGAATTTCTGTTACCCATACGAAAGCTATTTCCTCATTCCTAGTCACTACCCATAATTGCTGGAGTTGCTGAAACAACTGGAGGCGAGTCGTTGCTGGAGTAAATTCTCCGCGAGAATACTCCGCAGCATCTGCAATTAGGGGTTCTATTTTCTCCCACAGATCATCAGAAATCTCCCCTGTGTATTGCTTACAGGTTATAGCTTCGTCCATGCTCCACCATAATAAGCGTAGATCCCCTTCCCGCCTCCTGGATTCCAAGAGGTACCATCTGCTCCGTAGATCATGCCCTCCCGAGGCTTAGTCGGAGCTACCGTACGGAACTCGAGATTACGGGCTGGTGCCTCGCGGAGAACATAGGCTAGTTTCTGTAATTCTTCCCGCAGAAACCTCTGCACCTCGAGTGGATCATCAGGTACTATCCCTGGAGTGTAGTCCATCAATATTCTCCGATTGGAATAACTTCCAAGCTATATCCGTGTAGCTTCCATGAAATAGCTGTTGTCGATTGGAAGGAGATTGCCAGAAGTCTACCTCCGGTAGTCACATTGATTTTTTGAGTAGTTCCTATCACGTAATTCTTCCATTCGCCCCACTTAGGCTCTTCGTGAAAGGTATCGTGAGCACCGATTCTGATCTGTACAATCCCGCCGATAGTTCCTGTAATTCTTGGCCAGATTTCTGTGCAATACTTCTTTGACCCAAAGTCTGGAGGTAAGTTTTCTCGGAAGGGTATGCCGATTCCAGTTCTTTCAAGTTTCGCTGTAAAGTCTGTTCCATTAAAGTTATTAACATCTGGTACGATGCCATGCAGATGATCCCCTTCAGGTGTTGCCATTACCAGTCGTGTCTGTGATGGATTCGCGGTAGACTGGCCCCACTCCGCGGAAGATTCATCCCAGATTGTTTCGTCAGAATTCCAGTTATCGTCTCCGGCAGAAATATCAGCTATGCCGAGGCCGATTGAAGCTACCTCAGGAATGTCTCTGACTCCTGTCGTATTCGATCTCCAATTCCAGATCAGTGCTTTATTCGGATAGACATGCCCATTTTCCGGCCAGCAGATCCATGCCTCCTGATTCGCAGGATTAATCGTGACAAAACTATTATCTGTGTGTACAGAATTAATCGAGTTGTAAATCCTCCTCCGCATTTTCGCACGGAGAATAGGTTCAATCGTCTGCCCATCATGAATTATTACATCGTCTCTAGCAAACACAAGATGCTTTCCTTTCTGGAACTCTACCGCGCAATCCTTAGCCATTATACCGACGTTGCGGAAGAGGTTATCAAAAGCGAAGATATCATTACCTCCGACGTAGGCCATAGCCCAGATGCTATCATCCTTGTAGATCACGTTTACGGAGCGAAGAGGAATACAATCTATATTCACTCCCTCGGATTCCGACAGGGAATATTCCCCTGCATCCTTAGTAGGATCAGTCTCATCCCACGAAACTGGATAGGTTCCGACAGGAGCCGGGTGACTCCACTTCACGAGCCTCGGATCGCGAGTACTTGCTTTCGTTACGTCTAAAGCTACCATAAAATTCTTGAAAGAACGTATCGTAGCGGCTCGGGCTGTACTCGGCCAATTCGGCAGATCGATCAATTTCTGAGTATTGTTCGCGGGAGACCATACTTGAGGTTTATCTACTCCGTTGTTCAGGTAAAGGAGTCCATTCATTACTCCGCCTTGCCAAGCATTACTTGTATAGAGGCCGGAGACTCTTGTAATCTCATTATGCGCGGAATCGTAAGCATATACTTTTTCTGCTCCCGCATAGACCCAGAATGCTTCTCCCGTTAGCGGCCGGACAGTTGCCAGGAAATATGGGCTTACTTCTGCCCCATTCCACAGGCTACGGTAACCTCCAATCTTCTCCGCGTACCCTTCCGGGAAGCGCATATTCTCCGAAGCACTCCAAGCATTCATTGGAATTTCTGTCGGATTTACGTCGGAGATTACTCCGTATTGACCTGCGGGGCCGCTAGGAATAAGCATTATTTTATCGCCTCATTGAGAGCATCTTTCTCATCTGCACATTTATTTAGGAGGCGAGATTGCTCGGCCAGTTTCTCCAGAAGCGCCTTTCCCGTCTTTGCTTCCAGCAGTGTCCCCCTTTCGCACGGCTGCCTTAGGCTTGCTTGGATCGTAATCTTTGGCGGCAATGATGGAGTTAACGGCGCGCAAGCCGTCGTCATCAATACACTCAGCACGATAGACAGGACGATCAACGTACTCTTTGATATATTTCGTAGTGTGCTTATATCGAATGACTTCGGTTGCATTAGCTTTCTCGAGTTTATCAGCTAGGTTATCAATTATAGTATTCTTCTTTACCACTACATCTTCCACACGCTTCTGTTCCAAGAACTTTTCCGCATCGCAAGCGTCAGAAGTTAGCTTATTTCCTATCGCTCCGCCGACTGCCAAGCCTCCCAAGAGAACAAGTAAGAATGCCCAAATCATGGAAGGAACGTCCTCTTAAAGCTTTTTGGTGGCCTAGTTGTAAGATGACACCAACCGGGAGTAGCTGAAGGAGATTCCCTAAACAAATTGTGCTCGCGTAAAATCTTATCCGTGATGAGAGAATCGAGCCTTCCTCGCGGATCAAATATATCCACAGCCTGTCCCTGCTTATGTGAGGAATACGTCGCTCCTGTTTTCGAATTCTGAAGACGAAATCCTCCATCTCCTGATCCTCCCATGGAACCAGAAATCTGACAATCCGTAAACGGGCAGACTGGCGGCTCATATTCCAGTTCTGTGAGAAGGCTATTAACCCTCTTCAGAAGTTCTATCGCGTTCGCTACGCGTTCTTCCGTAGCGTCTCGATGATGAATCTTCTTCCCGAACATCTCCTCCAGTGTTATCATCAGTCATGCCCCATTTTCTGTTCTGCCAGCGTTGTGCAAGTTCGACTCCTGTGAATACGGTTATATAGAGACCAAAAATTTCTACACTTAGATCCTGCTTTATTGCTTGGTAGACTACAATAATGCTTGCTATCAGAAATGTAATCTGTCTGTTCAGTTTCGTAGTAGACGGTTTTCCACGATCTGAATAGAGCCATCTCGGGATCATTCCGAGGATTTTAGCAAGCATTGAATTTTCGTCTTCAATTCCGTCTGCTTATTCTTGTAGTTAATCGTGCAAATGTCTACTTCAGTTTCGTACAGGAACTTACGATGGAGTACCTTAGATTTCGGCTTTTCCGGAGGTAGAGTCTGGACTCCGGGAAATGGAGCAGGAAGAATATCTGTCGATTTGAAGTAGACATTTTTTCCTGGCCCTGCGCAGCCAGATAGAATAATCATTAGGATGAATATTCTCATTCCCGCCGCCGCTTACGCGCGAGAAGCTCATTCACACCTTCAAGAGTCTCGTCATAATATTTCTCATGTTTCTCCTTCAGAAGGGAAATCTCCGCTTTATTCTGCCGATTCTCATCTCGCAGCTCCTGAACTTCCTGCTTCATGTAGTCGATCTTCCCAGTGTTTATGATGATACTATTATGAGCCTGATACATTACTCCACTTACGCCTATAATCAGGGCGGTTACGACTGGAGTAAACCATTTCGGGAGAGACAGCCGTTCGGGATCTCTTCTATCTTCACCATCATACGGCATTCTCCACTCCTCAATGGGAAGGTAGCTGTTTCTGATTTATACCTACTACCTCATTTCGGAAGGATTCTGTCGCAGCTGCGCCTTTCCGAGCCTCATTCGCAGAGTTAATTTGGAGCATCGGAAGCCAGGCTATCGCGCAATTCCACTGATCAATTTCCTCCCCTGTGTTAGGATTCATTCCGCGAACTTGAGTATACCACGGGCAACGGACGAGAATCTGCTTTCCGTCTCGTACCTTTACTTCCTCACATTTAGCTCCAAGAGGGCAGTCGCCTATGATGATCTCCATCAGGTCGTCCGCGAAGCGAGAATTACATTAATATACTGCACCGCCATGTTGATAGCCGTACCTGTAAAAGTGTGATCGTGAGTTTGACTACCTCCGGTTGATCCAGTCGTCGCAACGACATTACCTATAGAATTAACGTATGAACCTCCTGTAGTAACTCCGGCGGCTCCATCATTATTTCTAGCTGCGTGTGTATGTGCTGGCATTTGATTAATAGTTATAGCCGTTCCTCCAATCGTGCCTGTTACAGCTTTCGAAGTAAAGACAACAGAAAAGGAAGCTCCTGCATCATTCCCGGTGGTACCTCCAGCAGCACTCACGCCACTTACTACGCGGAGAGCCTTATTATCTTGAGTTGTAACTTGCGTCCAGCCGGTAGGTGCAGCTGCCTGATAAAACAGGCATACCGTGGTCAGCGGCATCGGAGCTTTCGTGTCGAGCTGAGTCTGAATATCTCCTGTCACGCCAACCAGTCGATTCAGCTGTGCTGGAGTAGCATTAACTGGCCCGTTGAGATTGGGAAAGGTAGCTTTAAGGACTGCCTTAATCAGGCGAATATGATCGTCTCCCTGATCACGCTTATCACTTCCTAGAGGATTTGTAATTACGAGATCAGATAAATAGGTACCGCTTTCGAGACTCATTAGTCCTCTCCCATTCCATAGATACGATTAACGTGCTGGCGAGACTCGTGTTTCTTGTATAATCTGTCGCGAGCTACCAGAGCATTCTGCCGAAAACGTTCAGCCATTCCCGGATTCTGTAAATAGTTATCCGCCATAATAACAGACGTTTCTGCAATGAAGAGATCGGAGGCGTACCTGAGCCATTGATTCTCGATATTAGAAGTGACCGGAAGATCCTTAGCATAATACCTCATGCGGAGAACCCCAGCTTCGGAAGGAACTGGGCGAAGGAGAAAGTAGGAGCCGCTTATGGCGTACTCGAGCGGAGATGACATAGCGGGATGTTTCTGTAGGAGCAAGTCGTATGAACTCTTATGAAGTTCACGATAGGGAATATCTGTGTTGTCTACCGTGTACAGCCACAGATGCTGTCCTTCGATCTCCCCGATGAAATCATCAGGTACGGGGACACGCTCCTCTCCGGCAGTAATATCTACGAATGCCATTTCCGTCTCTAGGAACCACGGCGTGAAGGCTCCAGTTCCCTCGAGTATCATCTCCTGAACGAATTGCATCTCGGCTATGATCTTATCATTCAGATCGTCCCGATTTCCTAACCGATAGCCCATTAATTCTACTGCCTTATCACGTAACATATTAAGTCCAGTCGTTAGTTATGGGCGCATCTGTAAGCCAATGCGGGTGGAGACGAGAGATGATTCCGCCGGAGGCAAGAGTCGAGGTTCCTACGAGATATTCTATATCCATCGTGTTGCCATTTATGACTACTTCTCCAACAGAAATCGAGGAGTCGCATACGATAGAGTCTACGAATAGCTCGCCATTAACGGTAACCTGTGCGTTCGAGATCGAGGAAGTTCCGATCAGAGACTGAACAGTAATCGGCTGAGTTGGAGATACTACTTCTGTCGTCTTGAAGAGCCATACTGCGCCTGGATCTGTATCTCCTCCGTTAGCCGAATCTACGACTATGAAGGCACCTAACTCAGGTATATGATGCATCTTACCCATTACGCCTGCATTATGCGGGCCGTGAGGCGTAGCTCCCGCTGGATCGAGAGTCTCTATCGTCCAGGTTGTAGAGGAGAATACTGCTCCTGTCGCGGGAGGAATATTGATATACTTCACCCTCCCAGGATTTGACGGAGCTGCCATACCTGAATCCCAGAACCATAGCCTGTCGTTTACTTCATCATAGCAACAGCCGTAGAATGTAGCGGGATAGTTCGGCCCCATAATTGGAGCTGCTATTCCATTTCCATCTACGAATTGTATTCCTGTTGTCTGTGTAGCCCATCCCGCGGCAGTCGGCAGATGCAATGCAACCATCTCATAGGTATATCCTCCCGTAGGTGCGATTGTACCTCCTTGCTGTCCCGCGTTACGGTAGAACATCTGACGCTTCGAATCGTAGACTCCAAATCCGTCCGTGGTGATTCCTGTCCAAGAACGAGAAATCATCTCGACAGAATCTGTAGAAGCAGGATTTCTTAAATCTCCGAACGTGTACTTGTAGAAATTGGGAAACCCTCCAGAACCCATCGTAAAGTAGGCAACGTCTGTCCCTGATTGATCGACGACGATAGTGGCTCCAGTAACGTGATTCTGCGCAGGTATGTCATATCCTGTGACTTTATCGCGGCGATGTTGCCAAGCTGATGATCCTTGTCGGGTAATGTCGAAGCCTGTTCCATTTCCACCTCCAACCTTATTAGGATCTGATAATGCTAGGTCGAATACCCAAGGGCCTACCTTGCGAGTAGTACGAGGCGAGTCGGTAACAATCTCCTCGAATGGACCACCAGACGAAGCTGCGGCTCCGCCGAACGTAAGGAACATCTTGTTGTTCGGAAGCCAAGCATTATTTGCGTACGTATGCGAGGACTGAGGTGCATCCTTCGAGATGATATACCGACCGAGATCCGTGAGATCCACCTTCGACGGAAGCGATGCCCTGCCCCACTCGCCGGTGAAACCGTTCCAGATGTATAATTCGTTCCCGAGATAATTAGCATGGCCACCTCCGAACATTACTATGTTGCCATTATCGTGATCGAAAGCGAATGAACTCCAAGCCGTGATAACAGCTCGGTGATTTAGGAGATCATCTGTCCAATCGGCTCCAGTAGGCTTTGCATCGTCGAAGATATTGGTGCTTGCCAGTACCCAGGTATGTAGGGGAGTTGCAGTCAGGAGATTTCTGAGTCTGACGTAAGGATCGAACTCACCTGCGGCTAGGGTATCATCAGCTTCGAATATGTAAGCGGAAGCTGTGATAGGAAGCTCGCATGTAGCTACGAGGGTGTCGTCTCCTTCTGTTTTCGCGAGAGTTCCGTTGACTGGCCCAACAGTGAATAGGGAGGCTTCGGAATAGACTGTGTCATTATCTTCAGTTACCGCGAGGGTGGCTGTATTCTCGGGAACGGTCAGGATAATCGTAGGATCTGCGTGGAGAGCAGCTATTTCCACACTCGACAGAAGTTCTCCATACAATTGGAGATCGACTGTTTTCTGCGGAAGGGACAGATTCGAATTCTGAAGAAGAATCGAGCCTGGATCAGCTACAGCAGCGTAGTCGATTGCCATCCACTTCGACTCGATATAGACTCCATCGAAATAGGTATCTATATTTTGAGTCGATTTATTGAATCTTATTGCGAAAGAATGTATCGAGCCGTCGAAAGCATCCACAACTGATCCTTGCGGCCCTCCTGCCCACTGGCCACGAAGATTGAAATAAATCTTATTACTAGCGTAAGAATCGAAATACATGATCCAGCCAACGCCACCAGCCGTATAGGAAGCTACAATAGACGATACGTTAGCTGATACTTCCCCTTTCCAGAATATGGTAAAGTCTCCATTGTAGGTGTCTACTGTCGGCAGATACATCGACCAGTTGGCCGTGTAGCTCGAGGGAGCTATCCATCCTAGACCTATTGAGGTCATAGAGGTAGTTCCACCCGAGGCCGGGACTGTACCTGTCAATAGCTCGTTATGAGACTCCGCCTCGTGTAAAACGAAGTCTGCCTTCGCTCCTATCGAATGTCCAGTATTGACCGGCATTAGGCATTACCACCAGTGAGGGTGAAGGCTGTTACAGTGAATGCTTGACCGGCTGTGAAGGATAGAGAATCGAACTGCATATCACCGCCTCCGGCAGTAACCGAAACACTTCCTTGAATATGGCAGGCAGCGGCACCAGAATCCAGGATACGAAAGTAACCGGCTGTACCAGTTCCATCGGCTGAGGCTTTCGTCCAAGTTCCTGACTTCGCTTTCGTTCCGCTGGAAGCCGCTGCAAGCCAATCAGATGGAAGAGTTACATCGGCCAGAAGTGTTCCTGTTGCAGATGCCGCAGGATTAGCGGGTGCTGAACCAGAATATACACGGAGCCTAGCGCCTGTCCCTATATGAGATTCGACCAGATCCAGCCGGGCATTGCGTAAAGTTGTTGAATATTGCATAGCAAATGGCTCCTTAGCTCGGCTGATTAACAGTCAGGGTGATAGAAGGGAAGACAATCGTCGAGCCGATTGTAACGACTTGATCAGTCGTCTCGTTCGTCACGGCGTAGACTACAGAATTGACTGTATCGAGGTAAGCTATGTGCAGATTCGGCCCGACTCCCGAGGCAGCATCGGCTGAGGTATCGGTTTTCGTAGCTATCGTGAGGACTCGAGCTGCTCCGTTTCCCCCAGAAATAATCATGTCTGTGGGTACGAGCGCGGCAGACGCTACGATATTGCCGAAAACAGTAGCGTAATCGTCATTGTCTGAGTATGTTTTAATCAGCCCCATCAAATTTACATTAGTTTTGAACGCAGTAAGGCCGCCGTCGAAATAGGCATTGCCGAAAAACTTTGACATTCGAATTCCTTAGGTAATTATCTCTTCTTGCTGAAGAGTACCGACATAATCATGAGTAAAGTTGAACATTCCTACGTGGCCGATTTGACGGCTCAGACGGTGATCGACATATATAGGGCAGCCAAAAGATTCTAGCGCCTCACATAGTGACCAATCTTCGCCCTGATATACATCGGAATCTGGCTTGTATGTCATGGCGAAAGCGGAATGCGGGATCTGATTGTACGCGCGAGCGGATAAGAGCATTACGCCCGTTCCTACGCGCCATACTTTCTGGAGGGGATTATCTGTAGGGCCTTGCGGATCTGAGAATACAGGGGTTCCTTGTTTATCTTCCGGGTTGAAGGATCGAGCTGTCGTCATCGAAGGGATAGACTTAGTAACGCAGTTGGCTGCGACACAGTCTTTCTTCCACTTCAGTAACTGGTTCAGTGTATCAGGAGGAAAAGTATGATCAGAATCAATATAAAGAAGGTGAGTAGCTTCGATTGCTTTGGCGGCTTTGAGTCCATTCAGACGTGAGGTAGGGAGAATTGATCCCTTTATGTTGATTACTCGGAACTGATGAGATGTGTATCCGGGAACTCTATTGTTCATAAAGTATCCCATCATGCTTATCAAGCTCGTCGCGAAATCAGCTACCCAACTCGTACCGGAAGGAACTATTACAGCCACGTTCAGTGCGTCGTTACTACTCACCAGATACTCCAGAGGAATTAATTGGGCGAAATAAACATTTTATTCCGATCAATTAACCCCTTTCATCAGACTACGAAATTGCTAATCCAAGCCGAGGTCTTGAGATGCGAGATCTCGTAGCCTAACTCAGTCAGCCACTGCCCCTTCTGCGCGTCAACGTCGTTATCTTGGATATTATCCTTGAACGTAGTCTCACGCATTGGCCGCTCTTTGAGGGCAGTCGGATCGATAATGACCATATCGTTAGTGAATCTCGAATGGACATTAAACAAGGGGTGAGTTTTCACGTAGAGAGTTCCCTGAGGAAGTATCCACTTTTGAAGCTTCATCCCGTATTGAGTAATGATCCCGTCGAAATTGACGCGAGTTCTCGATTGACCTGCGGCCAGACGGTTCAGGCTATTCAGCGCGCCATTACCTGCCAGCACGATCCGCTCGTCACCAGCTCCTGTATCGTAGTCGAACACCTTGTAGACTGCATCGGTGAACGCCTGCTCTGTAGGAGTCGTCGCGAAGATCGTAATCATCGAGGTAGCGTATTGGCTCATCATGTACAAGAGCCCTCCGGTAGACCTCATGGGCTTACCATTGGCTCCTGTACCTTCGAACCGCCGCCCGAATAAGGCCGCGAATTCTAGAGCTACCGCATGGTCGAACATCTTGCGCTTCTTGTCATTCTTGACAGGATCGCCGGTACGGATCTTCGTGTTCTTGGCAGTGTTAGTGATATCGTACACTGTTTTGAAGATCTGCACGTAGTTGTACAGCTTCGTCGGGTTGCGATTCGAAGCCGTAGGTGCGCCTGAACCTTCCGCAAAGATGTTACCGATTTTCGTCAGTTTTGCACCGACAGGCATCGGAACGGCTGTAGATCCTACCGCGCCCCGCTGGAAGACAACAGTTGTCGTATCTGTGATGGAAGAGGCAAGAATTACCTCGTTATCGTACGAAGTGGTCAGGGTTTTCTCCACCATGAACAAATCGCCAGCGACTACATCCTTTGCATCCTGGAGATTAGACGATACGACTATGGTAGTATCAGTCGTCGAATACGCCGTGCCGTTCGCCATTGTCAGGCGCAAAGCGTTCATTTCCTCTTCCCACCATGCGAACTCGGGATCATTTACAGACTCCGATTTCATCTTGCTCATGAGTGCGGTCAGAGGTGCCTGCCCGTTCGGGCTGCGCCAGAGGATTGTCTCCCGAAAACTTTTCGGCCGTTCGTCAGTACCCCAATCTCCAGTACCGCGCATTCCTGCTATTGCTGCCATTTCAATCTCCTAATTAATCATCGCGAGACATTTCGTCCCAAACGCTAGGCGCTCTATTCGGTGCGGCTGCTCCTCCACCCCTAGCTGGCGAAAAAGGCACTTGCCGCGCTGTCTGCGGTAGCTGTTGTTGGGACGTAACAGGAGGCGACGGAGGCTCGTTGGTTGGACTCGTAAGACCTAGTGATAATCTAACCATTGTGCCGATAGTCTTAACCGCTTCAGCTCGCGAAGCCGTAGGGTTTGCCGCTCGATACATTCCAGCTACTTTCAATACAGCTTGTTCATATTTAGGATCATTTAAGTCCGGGTTAGCACTATAAAATGCAGTGCGCGCTTCCTCATCGGCAGACCGTAGGGACTGTTGATTCGAGATAATATCTGGCACGATAGATTGCATGGCTGTCAGGAGAGTTTTAGTTATCTCCATGTGCATCCTTGCTGCCATTTGCGGGAGGACTAGTTCAGGCTCCGTTTGGAGCTTGTTCGCGTCATCCTCGGAGACGGCATACATCTTCTCAAGTTTTGATACTTGCTCAGTTTCCCAGGCGGCGGCATCGAAAGGAGCCGTAGAGGGTACAGGTATAGGTGGCGTAACAGGAGCTACAGGCGCCGTAGGAGCAGGCGGAATCTCCGGCTCAGTGGGTGTAGAAGAAGGTAAAGGTTGAGTTGGAGGTACCTCTGGAGCGGGCACTGACGCAGGAGCATCGGATTCTCCCGGGTGTGACTCCGTCAGTATCTCCGTATCGCCCTCTACCTCTTCTACATTTTCGCCTGAGTCTTGTTCATCACTGAACTCGTCCCAGTTAACATCAGACTTATCTGACGCGGGTTCGGGAGAAGGTGCAATCGGCTCAGGGAGCGCGATCGGTAGTTCCTTCTCTTCCATCGGATTCGACATTTAGATCATCCTGTAATTTTCTGATAGTTAGACCGAGACTGTCAATTTCAGTTTCGAGTGCATCGGCCCAAGATAGTTTGCCCTTCAATTCACCTTTTTTATACTCTTGTATCCAGGCGCTGTCAACTGAAGTCAATGGGATAAATAAGATTTCATTCTGAAGCTGATCGACTTGCTGTTGAACTAGGGAATTGAGGTATATGAAGGCCTTATCCTCGCGGAGACCTTCGAGTAAGCGCCTCCTCTCGAGGACATTGGCTAGGCTTGCCTGCACGCGGTCAAATTCGTCAGACACAGAAGAATATTCCGTAGAGGAGTTTCGAGGTGAAGAAACCAGAAGTGAACATAGCTATGGCGAAGCCGAGAAAAGCTAGGCCTGAGTATTTCATTTTTGCAATAGCTATGAGGGCGTTGTCAGCCTCGAGTTCTTTCTCGCGATACTGTGCTGCTAGTTCCGTACGTAGCTTTACTATTTCCTCTTCTAAATCCATGATATCTCCTTAACCAGTTGGGCCTACAGAAGGAATTTGTCCCGGCTCAGCAGGATTGCCAGGAGAAATAGGTACAACATTACCAGATGCTACGCCTTGTTGAATCTGTTGATCTGGCGTAACCTGGATGCGGAACTGCGTGATGTTCTTCAGTCCTGCCAGCTGCGCTACGAAAGCGAACATACGAGGCATGTCGTAGGCTGCCATGAGATCAGGAGCCTTATACAGTCCCTGCATAATTTGCTGCCAGAGGTTAGCCTGCGCGAAACGATCTACAGGTAGGGTTCCATCGACCGGAGTGAAGTCGTAGAATCCGGCTATTTCCTCAGGGCCTACGTTGAGGTATCTGTCGCCCCACTCGCGAAGATCGCCGACGATGCGATACTTCCGTTCCATGTCGTACATTTGCTGAGAGGTCTGGATTACCTTCTGAGTCATCGGCCCGAAGCCGGTGGCAGACCAATATTCGCCTATAGTCTTGAGACGACCAACGCCGAACTCGGTAGATCCGCGAACCTCAGTTGCAGTCTTTCGACCTGAGGAATTCACCTGCCCCATGATATTGTCGGTAGCTCCTGTCACCCGCTGCATGAGTTGCGAGACGGCTTCCGTATCATTCATATTAGTGCGAGTTACATCTACCGTCTGAAATTGCTGCACGAAAGTAGCGACTGGCTTACCCCACGCGGCAGGCTTCAGACGAATGAGTCGTCCCGGATTCGGATCTTCCAGATCACGCATTTCGACCATCGAGGGATCGACTAGGAACTGATCATTGAGGGTCTTCCGAACGTTGAAAAAGTGGGAGTTGAAGAGCCAGGTTATCGTATCATTCAGGCTTTTCGTTATCTCCAGGACAGACCGGTTGAACAGTTCGTACCCACCGATTTCATACTCGAGAACGTCAAAGGGGAACTTGTTATGGTTAAAGCCCATCGGCTGAGCACCGATTATTACTCGTTCCGAAGATACAGTAAATACCCATCTCTCGGGAAGCGTGCCGGAGCCAAGTTCGTAATCCGCCGGAATGAGATTGAAGTAAAATTCATGAAGATTGAGACGTGATGGATTATCCGTATCTCCATCTCTAAGCGGGTAGTCAAGCGATCCATCAGGGAGATTGGTTTGACTTGATCCCATGTCACGATTGCCGGAAGAACTAGCAGCATCTTTCGCCTCCTTTATGTTGAAGTAGGAACCCGAAGCTTCTCTTTCAACTATCTTATTCCATCCCATCTGGACGAAGCGAATGACGAATTCTCCATCTTGGAAGTGCATCAAGGGGACTCGTGGATCGAACAGAAAATCCTGAGGTCTGACGTTGTAGAATCTCGTACCGCAGTACCCGCGAGTTTGCAATGTCTTGAGTACTTTCTTCATCTTGCCGGGAATTGGCATGTTGAGGAAGGTGACAGGCTCCTCCACAATAGCCGAAGATGTGATGACTTCCTCATCCCAGTAATGCCCGAGAACTCCATGCCCGTAGCGGAGAGGATCTAGAAGCCAGACGTAGAAGATAGGTATGGCTCCACCAGTCGTTACCTGATAGTCGAGGAGAGCTTCCATGCACTGTTCCGCTTGTTGTGATTCGCCGTGACGACCAGTTACTTGGAGGATCGGACTCCGGGAGAGGAAGATACTCGACAGATACGTGTGCATCGTCAGCATCATCGCATAGCTGTAAGGAACTTGTATCGTCGTGTACTGAGGATTCCCTCCCTTCCTGGCATTGTTTCGCAAGGCATCGTTCTCGCTCGCGGGCATGTAGGCCTTAAGCATATCTTCATTCTCGGCCCACTTGGAGGAGCGTTTCGACAGACCACTCCGAGCTATTCTCAGTCTGGTGTTGAAAGCCGACAGAAGTTTCCGATGTGCCGCGGAGTTGAAAGGAATATCTTTATTACTTGTTCCTAAGGACATGATCGGAACTCCAATTGTTTTTTCATAGAAGAAGCTTCATCGACTGAATATTCGGCTTCGATCCAGTCAGGAATGTTTAGGCTATCACCAGCATCTATACCCATCGCGAGCGCGTCTAAGACATCGTCGTGTTCTTTGGAGGTTGGGGAGTATCTGGCGTATTGGGTAAGCAATTTTGAATGAGTTGGCCTAACAAATACAAGGCCATAACCAGATTTTCTGCCAACTGCTTGGAGGATTCTGTCGGACTTGCGTCGTCTGTCTTGGACACGATGAACAGGGACGTAGCGCCGAGTTCTTCGCATTTCACTTTCGAGGAATTGGGCAAGGACTCGCTGATAGGAGATTGATTCGACATATATACCGAGAATAGGATAGCGGGAGACATATTCGATAACTGTGTTAGCGGCAAGCTCCGGCATCTCCCCGCGCACGGCTGTATATTCGACTACATAGATATTGCGTTTCCAGAATCCGAGCACCATAATTACCTGATCATCGGCCCCTTTCGCTTCACTCGAGGCGGGATCGATAGCCATGACGTAGACCATATTGTCAGGAAGCACGTCGTATAGCTTCATGTTCTCAGGATTGAATGAGGCACCGCCTGAAGGAATGATTGTACACTCCATTTCCCGCATCCAGAGAGATAGCTGTCCGCGCTTGACGTGAGCAGCCTTATCCGCGAGGAGTTCCTCAGTCGGGAATCGTTCCTCCCAACGAGATTTTCCGTTCATATCGAAGCAGCCGAAATCGAGCGTGAGCCACTGAGGATCTTTCGAGCAGGTATCGATTATGTCTCCAGTTTCCAGCGGGGTCTGCATCAGGATCATCTTCGCATGTGGAGCCTCGGAAGGAGGCGCGAGAGACTTCTGCAGCGCTCCGAAAAATAGATCGGAGGTTTTCTTAATCTGCTCGGGAGATCCAGTCGTCTCCTCATTATCAGGATCATCCACGCCGATGAAGTCAGGTCGATAGTCGTCTATGTTTACGCCTCGAATCTGGCCGGTAATACCGAGAGCCATGACGCGAATCGGGTAGTCGTCTATACCGTGAATGATCTCAATGTCCTCACCACTCCAGCGCGTCCCTTTGCGGAGTTGATATGTCTGTGCCCATTTGGAGTTGAATTCTATCTGCCGCTTGAGCCACTCGAGAGACTTAACGGAGTGTCCTTGAGAATTCGAAACGAGAAGAATCGTATGAGCTATTCCGTAGGCAATTTGCTTCGAAACGAATACGCGGAACTTACTTGTTTTGGCTCCTCCGCGAAATATCTTCACAGCTACGTATCGAGCAGGAGAGGAAAATGCCTTATCGATATCCGCGTGGAAAGCTGGAGATTCCTGCCGGAAGGTCTTGGCGAAGAAGGTCTTTTCGTACAGCCGATTATCGACAGCACACAGTTTTACCAACTCGAATGCGGGAACAGCTTCAATCATTACGGCTTCATTATTCTGTCGAGATAATTACGTTCAGCTGCGAGATATCCCTCGAGTGGCCATATCTTTGCGACTGCATCCTTACGTGCGAGGAGCTTCCCGATTTCCTGATCAAAGTTAACGGGATCTACGCAGAAGGATTCGCCAGTCACTACAAAGCCATTCTGGAGAGTCAGAATACAGATCGTTCCTGTGCATCCCTCAAGGCGAGTGAATTTCTCATTTATAATCTTCGCCTTGACGAGATTCTCAGTAACGTAGAAAGGAGCAGGATTTTTTATGGGCGGCATATATGTACCTTAAATAATTTCGAGGGGCGATGAGGTTCGGAAGCTAATTCGACCTTCTCGGGAAAATGTACAGCTGGATCATACCACTTGACTACTTCGCAGACTTGTACAGCCCATAAGGAAGAAGGGAAGATCCTCTGAAGCACCGGAATGTATAGCTTCCTCGTTTGCCACCACGCGTCGGAAGTGTGCGAGTATTTAATCTCAACGCAGGTTACGACTCCTCTCGGGAGATCGACGATGAGTCCGTCCGGCTGACACCAGCGTAGTCTATTGACCTCCGCCGACTTAAAGTTAAGCCACGGGGAAGGAATATACATATCAGGAAATTCATACATAAGGTGGACTTGTACCTTACGCTCGTAGCGGACTCCCTCGGCACGTCTGCCGGTATATTTTCTCTTCCTGATGAACGGGGGAGGTACTCGCGACAGGGCTGCGTATGTGACAGTTCCCGCTGTTCGGTATCGCTCATCATTCATCCGAGACAGGAGCTTCGACCAGTTTCATCTGCGGCCGATTCATGAGGGAGCGTGCTTCCGCGAGATCGTTCGAGGTGACAGTTATGTGCTGGATATTGTTCGTGACTGCGGGAGCCGGGTTACGAGCTGATGCGGGGCCGTAGCCCATTCGAGCTAGAAGCTTATCTGTTACGTCCAGAAGGAAGCCACCATCTTCCGTTTTCTCCAGTTTTCTCGCGAGGCCGTCAATAGCTACGTCGGTAGTGGCTCGGAGCTTCTCGCGAATATCTTGCGAAGTGACGACCATCATCTCGTTCTGGCGGAGACGCAATTGTTCCTGGAAGGCATCCGAATGGATAACTGTAGAAAGCCACGGCTGGGTGTAGCCGAAGGTATCCGCGCATTCTCGCAGCGAGCGATCGGGATGCTCAATCAGCCACAGAATTATCGCCTCGTGCGTGTAAGAAACCTTTTGTATCTCGGCCATAGGGACTCCTCAGTTGTCCGATTTCATCCATCATGTATAACAGGTTATAATACAGATAGATAGTCCTGAATGGTGGATAATTAAGTCTTGCATGATATCTTTGCCCAATGATCTCCCCGAGTTTATTAGCCAGCTGAGAGGATATCCCCCCAAGCTAGAGACGGCGCGATGGGGGGGAGGCCCCATGCCATACGCATACGAAATAACTGAATGAAATCAACGGGTTACGGAGGGGGGACAAATAAGCTTGCAAGTTTTCCAGATGCGTGTATAATTGTTTCATACGGTGATGAAAGGAGATGGTTAACGGATGCAGACGACGACGCGGGGTTGGATGGAAGATGGATTCAATGGAGTACACCTTCCGGGCAATCTCGCCCACATAACCAGATGGAGAAACAAATGGAACAAGAAAAGAAAATACCTTTCCTGCGCAAAGTAACGGAATTTGACAAGGAAGGAAAGCCGGGCGAAGTGAAATTCATTCTCGGCAATGGTCAAGATGTAACGGTGATCGTGGCGGAAGTTTCGGAAAAGAATAAGTACCACGCCATGATCCACGGGATTCAGCAAAGATTGGGCGACGCGACTGCGACGTTGAGCAAGACGAACAATTTCGGAAAAGCGTTCGAGGAATTGTCTTCATTGCGTGACCAGTTGAAATTGGAAAATTGGAATCGCGAGCGTGAAGGTGGAATCTCGAAACAGAATCTCGAGGACTTGATTGCCGCCCTCGCGAAATTGAAAAAGCAGGACGTGGAAGTTGTCCGGGTGGCGGTGGAAAAAGCCGACGATGATACGCGCAAGAAGTGGGCGAAAAATACCAAGGTTGACGCGGAAATCCAAGATATTCGGAAGCGTCGGGCTGATGCCGCGAAGAAAGCGTCGAAGGATTCGATAGATGATATCGATTTGGGAATCGAGGAAGAAGAAGAATCCGAAAAATCTGAATAACGAACGGGGGGCGAAAGCCCCCTTCCACATTCCACAGGGAGATTGGAAATGAATCAACAGGAAAAAATTGACGCATTGCTTGCGATGCACAGGCCGGAAGCGCAACAAGATGCAATGGTATGGGAAGTCTGGAATGATGCCGAGGTGACGTTGACGAAAGGAGGTGATTTATATGGCCAGCGTAATTTGCATATGACACTGCAGGGCGATGCGCAAGATGCTCTTCCCGCAGACGCATTGGTTAAAAGGTTTCAACATTCGAGAATAATGGTTCGTTCAAGGGAAGAAGCGAATCGGGCTGTGGAAATTATCCGAGGTAAATGCCCGTATCATTCTGTTTGGATATAAGATTCGGCGTCGAGGGGATTCGAAAGAGTCCCTTCCGCGACCAATCTTGGTCATCACAGGGAGAAGGAAATGGCAATAGCTTCATATGGAGTATTTTCAACGGATGCAGGTGGGAATATGAAATGGCTGGCGACATTGGATACACTTGATGCCGCGAACGAGGTGGCCGATGAAACCATGCTTAGAATTGAACAGGCGGTAATGGTTATTCCCCTTGGTTCATTTCGTCAGGAAGATGGATTAGTACCTGTACAATTTAAAGATCCGGTATTGAAACTGGGTGAGAAATCACGAACGATTCCCTTTCGTACATTACCTGATGATGCGGAAGGTGAATTCCAAGTCTGGATATTCGGAAATCAGAATGATGGATTCCACTTCGCAGATGTAACCGATGTGAGAGAAGGAAGAATGCTCTGGCAGGCAATTGCAGGTTTACGTGGAGTAGATCTTCATTCATTCCAGATAAAGAATAAGTACGGCTCGATTGCATACGAGGGGAATTACACAACCGACGAATGCTAGGATAAATGTCGAGGGGATTGATTGATCTCAGTCTCCTCGCCGGTCAATCTTGGCCAAATCACAGGGAGTATTTGCACAGATGCACAAACCTAAAGTAAATCCGGAAGCTCGTAATACCGCAGTCGCGTTGAAAGCTATCGCTGAACAAATTAAGATAGATGATACAGTGGATGAATTGACAGAGAAGTTGACTGCCGAATGGGGCAAACATCCAGGTAATTCATTCATCCGAGGGATTGCATTATATCTCTTGATTACGAAACGAGTGAAAGTAATTGATCAGGCCGTGCAAGCCGATATGCTGGTGGAATTTTCCCGCCTGATGAAAGAACCAGTGCAACATTAATCAAGGAAGGGAGGGATTCGTCTCTCCCGATTGCTCTTCTGAAAGGGCCGCCCAAAGTCTTAATTAATATACAGAAGATAGATTTTTTAACCTGAAATTTGAGGAGACAGAAATGGCACTGAGATCAAAGGAAGAAGTATTACTCGAGTTGAAAGAAATAGATACTTTATTGATGGATCTAGATGCTGAAGCCTACCGGCTGCGGAAGATGAAGAAGGGAATCATCGAAGCGTACGGGATTAATGAAGTTCCTAAGCGCACATGGACTCGCAAGAAGAAAGAGGAGTCTGAACAAAATGACTCGTGAAATACGAGATCTGAATGAGGTGATCGCGAAGATCCGTTCGTATCACTTCGATTACGATTGGAAGGAGACAGCAGAATCTTACGATGTGTATCCAGACGGATCAATCCGAATCTTCCGATCAACAAAGTTTCATTACTTTCATAAGGATAAACCTCAATCGCAATTGATAGCTGAAGGTGAATCCGGGCGAGGCGTACCGAAAGAGTCACTTCCATTCGTACCTACATACGGAAGGATGGTTCGGACAGCTAATGAATACATAGCGCGGAGAGTACGAGAGTTGATTCTTTCCGTATCGACTGAATATCCTCTCGAGATGTATGAAATAGAAGTCCCCATTGAAAAGACTGCGAAGGAAGTCCAGATAAAATTGATCGGTGAGAAGGGAAATAATTATCTGTATTTGTCGAAGGACGAAACGTATCAGCTCGCCGCACATCTTGCATCTGTGATAAGAGAATTCGAACAGGAATCAAAGAAGTAATCTCTCGATCCATCTGGTAGGGAGGGGCTGTAATGGCTTCTCCCATTTTTTCGCCATGTTGCGAATCGTTCCTAGCTATACGCCGCGCAATGCCAT